GTTTCCGGCCTACTTTTTGGGCAAATTCCCGCACAAAAAGATCATCATGGGGACGCACACGTCGTCTCTGTCAGAAGACTTCGGTCGGCGCATCAGAAACCTCATCGAAACGCCCGAATACAACACTATTTTTCCCGATACGCAGGTCTCAGAAGACCAAAAAGCGTCAGGTAAGTGGTCTACGAGCGCTGGAGGCCAGTATTACGCTGTTGGCGTGGGTGGTAGCATCGCCGGTCGAGGCGCTGACCTCTTCGTCATTGACGATCCGCACTCAGAACAGGACATCAAGGCGGGCACACGCACGCCGTTCGACGCTGCATGGGGTTGGTTCCAGACAGGCCCTCTCCAACGCTTGATGCCAGGGGGTGCGATCATCGTGATCATGACCCGGTGGTCCCAGCTAGACCTCACGGGCATGCTGATCAGCCACCAGATCAAGAATCCCGACGCGGACAAGTGGGAGATCGTGGAGCTTCCGGCCATCATGCACGAGCACACGCCGCAGGAGAAGTCTCTGTGGCCTGAGCAGTGGCCCCTGGAGCAGCTTCAGGCCAAGCGTGCGGGCATGGACCCGAGGTTCTGGCAGGCGCAGTACATGCAGAACCCCACCTCGGAGGTGGCAGCGGTCATCAAGCGCGAGATGTGGAAAATCTGGGAGCCCGAGAAGCCGCCCGAGTGCGAGTACATCATCCAGTCGTGGGATACCGCGCACGAGACCAAAACCAGCGCTGACTACAGTGCGTGCACCACATGGGGTGTGTGGTTCAACGAGGAAGATAACGATAACGCCCACATCATTCTTCTAGATGCGATCAAAGGCAGGTGGGCATTCCCGGACCTCAAGAAGCGTGCCAGCGAGTACTACCGCGAGTGGGAGCCTGATGCGTGTCTGATCGAGAAGAAAGCCGCTGGAGCACCGCTCATTCAGGAGCTTCGGGCGATGGGCATACCCATCAGCGAGTTCAGCCCTAGCCGGGGCAAAACAGGCACCAGCAACGACAAGGTGGTGCGCCTGAACGCGGTGTCCGACATGTTCACCTCAGGCCGTGTGTGGGTGCCAGACACCCGCTGGGCACGAGAGCTTGTGGAGGAGGTCGCGGCCTTCCCCGCCGGTGAGCACGACGACTATGTTGATACGATGACCCAGGCGCTCATGCGCATGCGCAACGGGGGCTTCATACGCCTGCCGTCCGATGAGCCCGAGGAGCCCCGACACTTCCGCAGCCTGCGACGGGCTGCGTATTACTGAAAGAACCTGACATGGCAACGAACTTCTACCCCGCGATGATGCCCCTTGACATGGGCGTTATGACCGAAGAACCGGCTCTGGAGATTGAAATCGAGAACCCTGATGCCGTCAGCATCGGCATTGACGGGGTTGAGATTGAACTGATGCCGGAACCCGAGACTGCGGACACATTCGACGCAAATCTTGCGGAGTACATGGACGATGGGGAGCTTCAGTCGCTGGCCTCAGAGATCATCTCCCTGGTGGACGCGGACATCAACAGTCGCAAAGACTGGACAGATATGTTCGTCAAGGGCTTGGAGGTCCTTGGCATGAAGTACGAAGAGCGTACTGAGCCGTGGAACGGGGCTTGTGGGGTGTATTCACCGCTTTTGACTGAAGCCGCGATCCGTTTCCAGTCGGAGATGATTACTGAGACTTTCCCGGCTCAAGGCCCTGTCAAGACTCAGATCATCGGGGCGATTGACCGACTAAAAGAAGAGGCAGCAGAGCGGGTTCGTGATGACATGAACTACATGCTGACCGAGCGGATGATTGACTACAGGTCCGAACATGAACGGATGCTGTACTCCCTTGGCCTTGCTGGGTCGGCTTTCAAGAAGATCTACCCAAACCCCAGTACTGAGTTGCCTGCGGCTCCGTTTGTCCCGGCTGAAGACCTGATCATGCCCTACGGGGCGTCAAATGTTTACACAGCCGAGCGTGTGACCCATGTCATGCGCAAAACTGAGAACGAAATCAAGAAACTACAGGTCGCGGGCTTCTACAAAGACGCAGAACTAGGTGAACCAGTACGTTTCTTCACTGACATTGAGAAGAAAAAGGCAGAAGAACAAGGGTATACCCTGACTGACGATGATCGGTATCAGGTTCTGGAGATCCACGTAGACTGGGACATGCCGGGGTACGAAGATGAAGTTCCTTTGCCGTATGTGGTCACGGTCGAAAGAGGCACCAACACCGTCCTGTCCATCCGACGAAACTGGAACGAAGACGACGACAAGAAACTCAAGCGACAGCACTTCGTCCAGTACACGTATATTCCTGGTTTTGGTGCTTATGGTCTGGGTTATATCCACCTTATTGGTGGTTATGCTCGCGCTGGCACTTCCATCATCCGGCAATTAGTGGATGCTGGCACCCTGTCCAACCTGCCGGGTGGTCTGAAGTCTCGCGGCCTTCGGATCAAGGGCGATGACACACCGATTGCTCCGGGTGAGTTCAGGGATGTGGATATTCCTTCGGGGAGTGTGCGTGACAACATCATGCCGCTTCCGTACAAGGAACCAAGCCAAGTTTTGGCGGCTTTGCTCCAGTCAATTACTGAAGACGGACGCAGGCTTGCGTCGGTAGCGGACCTCAAGGTCAGTGATATGAGTGCACAGGCTCCGGTGGGGACCACGCTGGCAATTTTGGAGCGGCAACTCAAAACCATGAGTGCTGTTCAGGCGCGGGTTCATGCCAGCCTAAGGATGGAGTTCAAACTCCTGAAGGGCATCATTCGGGATTTCTTGCCAACCTCGTACCCGTACACCCCAGAAGGTGGTGACCGTGCGGTCAAACAATCTGACTACGACCTCGTAGAGGTCATCCCGGTCAGTGACCCCAACGCGGCCACGATGGCGCAGCGGATCATGCAGTACCAAGCTGCTCTCCAGTTGGCTCAAGGTGCTCCACAAATTTACGATTTGCCGCAACTCCACAGGCAGATGCTGGAAGTTTTGGGTATCAAGAACGCTGAACGGTTGGTCGCCGTTCCTGAGGATCAGAAGCCACAGGACCCCGTGACGGAGAACATGAACGTGCTGCGGGGCAGGCCCGTCAAGGCGTTTGCGTACCAAGACCATGAAGCTCACTTGATGACGCACCAAGCGTTCATGCAGGACCCAAAGATCATGGCGACTCTGGGTCAGAACCCAATGGCGCAGCAGATGATGGCCGCGCTCATGGCGCACATTGCAGAGCACGCTGCATTTGCGTACAGGGCTCAAGTGGAGATGTCGTTGGGTGTACCTCTTCCCACGCTGGATGAAGAGTCCAACGCCCCGATTGCACCTGAAGATGAGAAGGCGCTGGCTCCGCTGATTGCCGCAGCCGCTCAGAGGACGATGGTGCAGAACCAAGCGATGGCTGCACAGATGCAGACTCAGCAGCAGGCGCAGGACCCCGTCTTGCAGATGCAGCAGGTTGAGTTGCAGTTGAAGCAAGCCGAGGTGCAGCGCAAGGCGCAGAACGACCAGATGGACTTCCAGATCGCGCAGCAAAAACTGCAACTTGAGCAGCAACGTCTTGCATTGGAAGCCCAGAAAAACCAAGGCGAAGACCCACGGCTGAAGGCTATGCGGGCGCAGCAGGAGTTGCAGCAGAAGGAACAAGCGCATCGCCAAAAACTCAACCATCAAGCGCAGCAGCAACAGGTCAAGATACAACAACAGGCTATGAAGGCAGCTCAACCCAAAGCACCGAGGCAGTAAATGGCAACCACATTCGACGTAGTTATCGAAGAACTGGAAGAGCGCCGCGAAACCATCGCGCAGGCGCTTATCTCAGGTGCGGCAAAAGACTATGCCGAGTACAAATTCATGACGGGTGAAATCCAGGGTCTTTCACGCGCTCATGCTTTCATAACCGACCTTGTGCGAAAGATGGAAAACGATGAGTGAACTACTCCTGAGCGACGGCCAAAACACCACCGTGTTGCCGCAAACTGACGAGGAAAAGGCCCGACAGGTGCCTGATCCTGTGACCTACCACTTGCTCTGCGTTCTGCCCAAAGCAGAAGAAGAGTACGAAAGCGGGCTGGTCAAAGCGGGGCAGACCATGCACTTTGAAGAGGTGATGAGCCCAGTGCTGTTTGTCGCCAAGATGGGGCCAGACTGCTACAAAGACCCTCTGCGGTTCCCTAGCGGGCCTTCTTGCAAGGTGGGCGACTTCGTGCTGGTTCGTCCCAATTCTGGTACGCGGCTGAAGATCCATGGCCAAGAGTTTCGGATCATCAATGATGACTCAGTAGAAGCAGTCGTCCAAGATCCACGCGGCATCAAGCGGTCATAAGGAGTAGGACATGACAGAATTCCAATTCCCGGACGAGATCAAGACTGAGAAGAAGGACGCGCCCGAAGAACTTCAGATCGAAGTTGAAGGTGAAGGCGAAACCGAGATCGAGGTCGTTGACGACACGCCTGAACCCGACCGCAACCGCGCCCCGATGAAGGAAGCTCCTGCGGAGGTCACGGACGATGAGCTTGCTCAGTACTCCGAAGGGGTGAAGAAGCGCATCCAGCACTTCTCCAAGGGCTACCACGAGGAACGCAGGGCCAAAGAATCGGCTTTGCGTGAGCGGGAAGAGGCCCTGCGCCTTGCGCAAAACCTTGTCGAAGAGAACAAGCGCCTCCAAGGCAGTCTCGGCCAGGGGCAGCAGGCTTTGCTTGAACAAGCCAAGAAGGTTGTTGCCAATGAGGTAGCCTCGGCCAAGGCCAAGCTCAAAGAGGCGCACGAAGCGTTTGATACTGACGGCATCGTTGCGGCGCAAGAGGAGCTTGCCAAGGCGGTGAATAAGGCAGAGCGCGTCAATAATTTCAAACCGGCAGTTGCGCAAGCCCCGGCACCTGTGGTACAACCCGCTCCAAGCGTTGCACCGCCTCCTGTAGACGACAAAGCCCGTGCGTGGTTAAGAGCCAATCCGTGGTTTGAGACAAACAACAGGATGCGTGCCATTGCTTTAGAGGTTGACAAAGAACTTGTGAGTAACGGGGTTGATCCAACAAGTGACGAGTATTACCAGCGCATCAATCAAGAGGTGCGTCAACTTTTTCCGGATGCGTTCCCTCCGGAAAGAAAGAAGTCGTCGGTTGTGGCACCCGCCACGCGCAGCGTAGCGCCCAGAAAGATCACGCTGACGCAATCACAAGTTCAAATCGCCAAGCGGCTCGGACTGACAAATGAGCAGTACGCCCGTGCGGTAGCGGAAGAAATGAGGAAACAAAATGGCTGAACGCAATCCCCGTGAATTGGACACCCGAGCAAAAGCTGAAAGGCCGAAGCAGTGGATGGTTCCTGATGTGCTTCCTCATGTGAATGAGGAGCCTGGATACGCCATGCGTTGGATTCGGGTCAGTACCCTCGGGAACGCCGATCCTCGCAATGTTTCCATGAAACTTCAAGAGGGCTGGGAGCCCGTCAAGGCTAGTGATCACCCAGAGACGTATGTTGCGGAGACCGGCGCGGGCCGCTTCCCGGACAGCATTCAGATCGGCGGGCTCATGCTTTGCAAAACACCGAAGGAGTTCACTGAGCAACGGAACGCCTTTTATCAGCGTCAAGCTGATGGGCAGATGGCGTCAGTGGACAACAACTACATGCGCGAGAGTGACCCCCGGATGCCTCTTTTCCGAGAGCGCAAGTCTGAGGTGTCGTTCGGAC